ATCTTGACGGAAAGGAGGCAGGTAGCTCACTACCCGATGGAGAAGCTGGCGACATGCTTTATCACGACGGCACCGACTGGGTGCCACTGGCTAACCCAGGAACACCGAGCAGCGGCTACAAATGGACTTTGCAGCACGATGCCGCCGTGCCTGAGTGGGTCGAATACAAGGAGATCACAGTCAGCATCTGCGAAGACGGCACGCCGACCGAATACACCATCCTCGGACTCCCAACAGCATGAGCCACCTGATACAGCCGATTTATTTCGGATCGCCTTTCTTTGTTACCAAGTGCCTTAATCGTGGCAATTCAGGTGCTTTTACTGAAGGCATTATGGCATACGCAAACTGGCGGACGGAAATGCTTGTCGATGCTGCCAGTCATCCCGGAATAATTCTTACTGAAGAGGAGGATCGAATTGATTACGACAATGAGCCAAACACAGCCATTCAGATTGGAGTATCGTGTTTGAAAGGTTTCTCAATCAGTTTTGAATCTATGGGCGGTTCTGATTACACCGATGCAACTCTAAGTGTAATCCAAGGCGGATCTGTCGTGTTTACACAAACAGTCAGGATTTATGGCGATCCTTCTGAGGGATCGGTTTTCGAAAGAATCACTACCGAGCTTGCGTGTGTGGCGTGCGGAACAATTTTAGAAATTTCTTTTACCAATGCTCCAGCCAGCTCTGGCACAGAAATAGAATGCCTTTTCAATGGCATCAGTGAATTTTACTAACCGCACGCGTTTGACAAACAGCCAACTTGCGTAAGCCATCACCACCATGAACCTCGCCAACTCCCGCGCCACCATCGGCCTGACAACTAAAGCCACCCCGACAAGCACTGCCGTCAATGGCAGCGTCCAGATCGGTGACAACCCGCAGACCATCACGTTCCCTGATGCCAATGTGGGCTATTCGGTCCGCGCGTTCTTCGCCGCTGGCGCACCGACCTTTAACCTTGCTCTTACCACCGGCGCGACAACCGGATCGACCGCGTTCGTAACCGGTGTCGCTCAGGTCGAGACGGCCACGGCAGCAGGAACATGCACAACATCCGGTAATATTACCGTAACGGTCACCAGCGCAGGCATGACCGGCTCACCGCTTGCTGTAACTGTTCCAATTGTTGCAACCGACACGGCTGCAACATGGGCAACCAAGGTGCGCACCGCGCTTGCAGCTAATACAACGATCGCCGCTCGCTTTACGATTTCCGGCGCGACAACCGCCATCATCCTGACTCGCAAGCCCGGCCAAGTGCTGACCGATGGCGTCAACACGGTCAACCTCTTCGTAGCTAACGATTCAACGCTTAACGTAGCCATCGCTGCAGGCACCACAGGCATCACGGCCGCAGCAACCTCAGCAGACACCACAGCAGGCACCGTGACGAGCGGCGTCTATATCCTCGATGGTGACGCTAAAGACTTTGAAGGCGTGACGATCCCGACTTGCGTTCCTAAAGCCGTTCTTTTCGCCAACGGCGGCACTGCCGCTCTGGAGATCGACGGCGGCGGCACACTTGCAAACCTCGACATCGAGGGCGGCTCCTCCATTCTGTTTGCAGGCGGCAACGTCCTGACCGGCGAGACGGCACTGACCATCGTCGGATCCTCAACCTTCCTGACCGTTACTGTCCTCGCTGAAGCCTAACATGAGCTGCTGTTCCTCATCGCCGCCAGCCATCGAGCTTCCATGCGCGTTCAAGGGCGCGACATGGGACGGCTTCACCTGGCGAATCGACTCGACAGACGGCACCGACTACGACGCGGTGCTGTCATCGGCTCGCTTCCAGTTGCAAGACTCGGCTGGGGCGGCGGTGCTGACGCTCACAAGCGCCGTGGGGACGGAGATCACGCTGAACGTGACAACTGCCCGCCTCTGGTCGGTAACCGTCGAGAAACGCCTCCTGACGCTCGACGCAGGCATCTACTCATGGGCGCTGGAGACGACCGACGCAGAAAGCACCATCAAGGTTCAGCTCATCGGCACGCTCACAGTAAAGCCTGACCTCATCCTCTAAAAATCACATGGCAACTCAAGTCACAGTCAATGCCGGCCAAGGCTCAACACAGGTGACAGTCATCACCGGCGAAGGATCGACTAGCTACAAGGTAGAAGCTGGATCACGTGGGCCAACCGGAGCCAATGGCACCAATGGCACCAATGGCACCAATGGAGCGACCGGAGCCGCTGGCCCGAACACGATCACGACTTCGACAACATCGAACCTAACGGGCTTCATTGCTGCGAACGGAACGGCAGTCAGCGGAGCAACAGCGGGAGCTACCGCAGCCACCGCCAACACGCTCGCTCTGCGGGATGGCACAGGCGGAGCGAACTTCGCAGCCGTCGGTGCATCTGTTACATCGAGCGGACCAATTTCTACGAATGGAGAAAGTGCCGATATTTATACAGTCGGGGCCGACGCTTTAATCTACACACAAGGAGGTAGCGCCACCATCTCCACAGCCGGATCGGACGCCAGCATCTACACAGACGGAGCCAACGCCAGCATCTACACACAAGGAGCCAACGCCAGCATCTACACACAAGGAGTTAACGCCTACATCCAGTCTCGCTCGACCTTCAAGCTATACGGTGGCACTTACACTACCACGCTATCACACGCCGCGACAGCCGACCGAGCGATTGCGTTCCCCGACAAGGCTGGCACGGTCGCGATGACCTCTGACATCACTGGCACAAACAGCGGGACAAATACAGGGGATCTTTTAGGGGTAGTCGTCACAAAAGCAAACGGAACTCGCACTTCATACCCGCCATCAGCAGACACCGACACCGCTCGCGGTCTTGCTCTTGAAGCAGCATTTGCAGCAGCAGTCGCCTTCGATACTATCGACCTAACGCCCGGCAACTATTACGTTGCAAAAGCCACTAGCACGATCATGGGCTACGTTAGCCAATTTGGGATTCTCGATGGCATGACGATTCGACTTAATGGTGCGAGGCTTTACAAAAAATCTACGGATACGGCATCGAGCATGTTCACTACTAACGGCACAAGCCTGATTGATGATTGGTCGATCATTGGCCCAGGCATTTTAGATGGTAGCTATGCAGCCAACAGCGATACAGCAGCAAGGGGAGCAGCTACTGCTGAGATTGCAATTAACTTCAAAGCGTGTCGCCGAGTCAGAATTGAAGGAGTGACAGTGAAAAACTTTGCTGGAACAGGTATCCAAGGAGACAACGCGAATTTTTCATCAGATGAATATGGTGGCAGTGCTGCCAAGTATTCAACTGGACACATCCATTCGTGCAATGCTGACTTAAACAATATCGGCCTTGGTTTGTATGGAGGCAATGAGTATTGGAGCATTAGTAATTCTTCATTTAACAAAAACCTAACTGGATGCGACATCTACGCTGGAAACATCAAGTTTACAGGATGCGAAGCCAACGGAAACACAAATCACGCTTTAAGAATCCGTAACGGCGGAAATGACGGCCACGGATCGTGGATCGGCGGAATGATGAATCACAATACAGGATTCTCAGTTAACGCTGAGGCAAGTATGGATAACGGATTTACCTTTGCTGGTTCGCATTTCTTCGGTGACTCAACTACCACAAACAAAATTCAATCCCTCGGCGGGGGTCTTAATTTTACAGGGTGCATTGTTGACTCCCCATTTTTTGCGTCCGCTACACCAACTGGAATCAACACAGTAAAGGATTCTTTTTTTGCTGGAACGTATGCCTCTATTACTGACCTATCAGCCGCAGAACGAGCTAAGTGGAAATTCGTAAATAACCACACGTTGACTGGAGTTTTTGCCTCCGACGACATCCGCACGACCTACGCCACAGACGCAGCAGCAGGAACAGGTGGAGTGCTGCAAGGCGAACTCTGGCAGCAAACAACAACTGGAGCAATTTTCGCTAAACTTTAACCATGATTATGAGCACCTATCCCAAATATCCGAAACGCCCGCACGATACCGGCAGCCTAATCGGCTCGCTGGTCGTGGCTGGGATCGTGCTCATCATCATCCTATTTTTCACAAAATGACAATCCCGACCGAATGGATTTTAATGGTTCTGCTAGCACTCGCCACCGTCATCAGCACGCTGGCTGCGATCATCTACCGCCAGCTTGCTGCGGAGATTGCTACGCTGCGCGTCATCGTCGCAAAACTCCAGGAGGACGTTGACCGCCTGAGCAAAGGGTGCGGCCTCGGAACCTGCCTCTACAAAAATCGACACCTATGAAAACCACAATACTCGGACTGCTTGCAGCCGTCGCCGCTACCATCCAGACCACCGTCCAAGACGGCAACTCGATTGCCGACTGGAAGACGTGGATCTTGCCAGTATCCCTCGCCATCCTTGGCTATCTCAGCAACGACCAACCCCCCGCCCGCCGCTAATGAAAACCATCCTCGCCCTCGCCAGCCTCGCGCTGGCCTCCTGCGTCTCGACTGTCACCACCACGACCTTGCCTGACGGCACCGTGACCGTGATCGAGCAACGCGGCATCGACCAAGCATCCGTTGTCGCCGCGACGGAAATATCACGCACAATTCGCGTCACCCCGACCAAATGACCAAGGCACAGATCATCACCCTGCAAGAGCGGATCGGCACGAAGCCGGACGGCATCTGGGGCGATGTATCGACTGCCGCATGTCAGCGGCACCTGCGGGCGCTCATGCCCACACCTCACCCATGGCCGACCGGCGACGACGCGAGCGTCATTGCGCGGTTCGGTCAGCCGGGCGACGAGTCGCAGCTTGTCGGCGCAAGCGTGCGCGGCTTCGGCGTGAAATACGATGGCGCAGCCGTGCGCAGCATCCGCTGCCATCGGCTCGTCGCTCATTCGCTGATCGCTGCTATCGCCGACATCGCTGACACACCGTCGGCGTGGATACTCGCCCAATACGCGGGCTGCTACAACTTCCGCAAAATGCGCGGCGGATCGCGGCACAGCAAACACGCCTGGGGCATCGCCGTGGACTTCGCGCCGGCCACCAACGGCCTGCACACTCACTGGCCACGCGCTGCCACCATGCCGATCGAGGTGATGGAGGCGTTCGCGCGGGTCGGATGGCTATCTGCGGGAGCTTTTTGGAGCAGCGATGCAATGCATTTTGAGGCAACCCGCTAACCACCATGCCCGCCAACCCTCCCACAGAGATCAACATCGGAGGGCGCACCATAGCGATCCGTATCGACCCGAAGCTGGAAGCGTGGGGTGAATACCACGGAGACGATGCTGAAATCGTTCTGGCAGCCCGGACGCTTGCCAAACAGTCCAGCCTGCGCGAGACGCTGCGCCATGAAATGCTGCACGCAGCGCTCGACATCTCCGGGCTGTCCTACCTTGAGCGATTCGAGGAAGAAGCGGTCGTGCGGTGCATTGAGAACATCTTTCATCCAGCTTGGGAAAAGGTTAGGAAACAACTCACAATCTTGGAATAACCCGACAAAATCATGGCATGGGAAAAATCAATCTTTCTTGCAGACACCCACGGCGACCTCGTCTGCCCGGATGCGGTGAAGGTAGTCAAGCGGTTCATCGCCGAGTGGAAGCCTAAGCACCGCGTCCACCTCGGTGATGTCTGGGACTTCCGCTCGCTTCGCAAAGGCGCCTCCCCCGAGGAGCGCATGGAGGGCATCTCCTACGATTACAGCTGCGGCATGGAGCTACTCGACTGGTATCGCCCAAACTTCCTGACCATGGGCAACCACGATGCCCGCCTCTGGCGTGCTGCCGAGGAGTCGAGCAACGGCATCCTCGCAGATTTGTGCGCTCTCAAGGCGCAGGAGACTGAGGACGAGCTGCGGAAGATGAAGATCAAGTGGGTGCCGTGGAAAGTGACCGAAAGGCTCAAGATCGGCAAGCTGACGCTCATCCACGGATTCCTGAGCTCGATGCACCCAGCCAAGGCTCACCACGAACGATTCGGATCGTGCATCTTCGGACACGTCCACTCGCCGAGCGACTACGAGGCCAGGCACATCGACAACGGCAGCGCACACGCCGTCGGCACGCTTGCGCAGATTGACAAAATGACTTACGCTGACGCTCACCCAGCCAAGCTCGGCTGGCGGCAAGGCTTCGCTTACGGGATGCACAACAGGAAAACAGGAGACTACAAAATATGGCAGGTAACAAAAAACGGATCGGACTGGATCAGCCCGCTGGGGATACTTTAGGCAAGATCGACGACGTGCTGGCGTGGCTTGTCGAATCTGAGCAGGAGAACTACGTCAGGCCGGATGAGTTCACCGTGGATATGGCCGCTAAGAAAATGGAAACGGCTGGCCTACAAGTCAGTGACGCTGCACTTCGCTGCAAGTTGAGCAGGATGGCTAAAAGCGGGCAGCTGACCAGTCGGTTGATCCGGCTGAATGGCAAGATGACTTCGGTCTACAAGCGGGTCACAGGGTAGTTGCGTGATTTTTTTTTGTCCGTTTTGCCCTAGTGGAATAAAGGATTTCTAGGATCGCGTAAAAATAATGCAGAATTATCTTCCTATTCCGTTCGGCAATGCCTAGGTTGTCCCTGTTGCCGAGAGCAACGCAACAACAACCAACACCAATAACAACAATGACACCGCAAACAATCGCAAAACTCCGCAAGTTCTTTGCAACCCTCGACGCTGACCTTAGCCATGATTTGGCTTTCGCTCTTGCTGACCGAATCGGCACTACCTACGAGGCAGTGGTCGCACAATATGAAGCGTGGCAGATCGCCTAACAACCACCACCCGCCGAGGTTCGATCCCTCGGCTAACCCAACCAACACCAATAACAACATGAAACTAATTGACCCACCCCTATGGATCTCTGTGCCGCTATGCTGCATAATAGGTGCCTGTATCGTGCCTGCGCTCGTAATCCTCAAACACATCATCAACCCATGAAAACCACCGTCACAATAATCCGCGAGGTCGAGATCGAGGTCGATGTCCGCTACATCCCAGCCGTTTGCGCTACGCACATGCAACCGCCTGAGCCTGCCGATATCGTGATAATCGACGCATGTTATGGCTACAATTCCGTGATTCTGACCGAAGCCGAGATCGACGAAGTGCGCGAGATGGTGCTGCAAGACCCGCCGCACCGCGATTACTAACTCTCACCAAAAACAACAAAATGAACACCGACAATAAACCGAAAACAGACAACATCAGCGACGAAACCAGCGCAAAGCTGCTGCGCTTGCACATTGAGGATGCAAGGCACCGCACCGACAATCGACCAGCACAGGTCATGACTACCAGAAAGGTGACGATGGCACAGTGCGCAGCTTACTGCTCGCCCTGCTCATATTCGCCGCAACCGCAGTCATCATCTGGCTGACTAAATAATCTCCCCCAAAACAACAAAACAACAAAACAACGATAATGAAACTAAGTGAAAAACGTAATTCAAACTTCACCCCGCACCCTGAAACCGACGGCCCGATCAAGGCGGTGTTGGTCGATGTAACCGAGTTGAAGAAAAGAATGACCCAGTATGGCGAGAAGGACGAGTTCCGGCTCGTCTTTGAAACCGAGGTCGAAGACACCGAGAATGACCGCCGATTCTGCATCTGGAGCCGTGGCTACACGCCCAGCCTAAATGAGAAGGCAGCCCTACGGAAAGACCTCAAGAAAATGATGGGACGCGAGCTCACCCAGATGGAGCTGGACGAGTTCGATCTCGAGGGACTCATAGGGCATGGGGTCAAACTCATCATCCAACACGAGCACAAGGACGACAAGACCTACGCCAACATCAGCTTCATCGCCCCTGACAAGGACAAGGCGTTGAAGCCATCCGGCAAATACATCCGAGTGCGCGATCGAGACACTGAAGGCACTGAGCAGACCGAGGCGAAAGCCGACGAGTCCGGCTGGGAGTCTGTAGTTGTCCATGTCGGCAAATACAAGGGCAAGAAGCTCGGCGAAGTTGACGAGGTCGGCGCAGGCAGCCTCATCTCCAACTGGCTGCCGAAGGCGAAGGCAGGCGGCAAGGCCGAGGACGCGGCACTCGTGGCTGCGCTAACCGAGCTGGCTGACATCCTCGGCGGCGACGATTACTGATCTCCGGGAAGTGCATTGCATGGCACGCCTCCTACTGCGAAAGCGGTAGGAGGTTTTCTGGGCGAAAATTATGACCATCGCCGAAATCATCGCCGCCAAGAAAGCCGCAGCCGCCGGGTCACCGGCAGCCGCACCACCCGCCGCCCAGCCTGACCTCGAGCTAGAGGCGGCCATCGACCGCATCGACCCGCCAGCGGCGGGAAAGCGCCGGGCGGGGCTGGTCTTGAGTGCCAAGACCCCGCTGCAACCTGCGGAGGTGGCACAGAAGGCGCACCACAAGGAGCTGCGCAGCCTTTCACAGCCGGAGGGGGAGGCAATCCCACTAACGCCCTGCAACGCGTCACAGGAGGTCGAGACGTGGCACGAAGCGATGAACGCATTCGAGAGCTCGCTCTGCGTGATGCGCGATCCGCAGGATTCGGACGTGGTCTGGCTGGCGATCCGGGCAGACCGCGAAGGACTGCCGCCGATCCTCATCCATCGCCTCCCCTGGACGCTTTGGGACTACCCCGGCAAGGTGACGGCCAACCAGCCGTTCTGAGCATCCGGCAGGCGCTCATCGAGAAGGCCGCCAAAGCCCGCGAGCGCGTCACCCCGCCAAACCACTGCCCGACCTGCCATAAATATTACTGCCGGCTGTTGTTGGCTAACTGCTGCATCTGCACCGGCCACATCACGCAAGACGCACCTAGACCATTCTCCAAATAAACAAAAATATGCAAAACACAACCGAACTAATGCCGCTTATCCTCGCTGGTGATGGCTACCAACTGACCATCTCCGATGAGGCGATTCAACGCAAATCCGAGATGCTCTCCAAGTCTATGTTTGTCACAACCGTCGCCAGCAACGATGACAGCGCACGAGCGCAGTTTCACACCCGCCAGCTCGCTGCCATGCGGATCGAGGTCGAGAAATCCCGCAAACTGGTCAAGGAGCCGGTCAACCGCATCGGAAAAATGATCGACACCGCCGCCGCCGAGTTCCTCATCGAGATCAATGCCGAGGAGGGACGCATCAAGCATCTCATCGGCAACCACGCCGAGGAGGTGCTACGCATCAAGGCAGAGAAGGAGGCTGCCGAGCGTGCCGCGTTTGAGGCTGCCCGTGCCGCCCGTGAAGCTGCGGAGGAGGGTGGCATCGCGGCCGTCATCGCCGCCAAGAAGGCCGCCGCTGAAAAAATGGAAGCATCCGCCGAGGTCGCCACCACTAAGATCGCCGATGGCGTGCGGTTCGCTTGGGATTTTGAGGTCGATGACATCACCGCCGTTTATCGTGCCGCGCCGGAGTTCATCACCCTAGAGATCAAACGTAGCGCCGTTCTTGAATGGTTCCGCGAAATGGAGCGTGCCGACGTTGACGTGGCAGCCGCCGCAGTTTTAGCCAACATACACGCATTCAAAAAACCAATTATCTCCAGCCGATGAGCACTGACCAAACATGGAGCGACAGCCCGATTCACGATCAAATCAGAACTATGAGCACTGACACACCTGAGACTTTTAAGTCAGTCATGTGGTCAGAACTCGGATTCACTGTTGACATTGACTTTGCCCGCAAACTGGAACGCGAGCGGGACGAGGCGCGGGAGGAACTTACCGTTGTCACCGAGGAGCGTGATCAATGGAAAGCAAAATACATCCAGCAAAACAAAGACCTCGGACACGAACTGCGCGATCCAAACGGGACTATCTGGAGCGAGTGCAAACGCCTACAAACCCAGCTTGCCGCCGTCACCGAGCAGCGGGACGAGGCGCGGGAGTATGCAGATCGACTAGCCGAAGGGCTACCAGAAGGGATGCTGCCGAAAGATGTCGAGGTGCTGCGGGCGGCTAATCTTGGTCTAGCTACCAACATCGCCGCCGTCACCGAGCAGCGGGACAGGCTGGCTGAGGCTTTGGCTAATTTAGTCAAGGCTAACGAAACATGGAATCAAGGCATGATGGATGTTATCGGCAGACCTCTTAATTGGAATGACTCTTATCTTAACGAAGCTAAAGAAGCCCTCCAATCCATAACCCCGAAACCATGAGAGAATCCACCATCGAACAGGCAGTCTGCGCATACGCCAAGGCCAAGGGCTGCCTGAGCCTCAAGCTCGCCGGACAGAACCAGAAAGGCCAACCCGACCGCATGTTCCTCTTCCAAGGCCGCGTGCTGTTCATCGAGTTCAAGGCACCAGGCAAAAAACCAACCGCGCTGCAAGCCCGCTGGCTCGACCGCCTAACCGACCACGCGTTCCACGCTACCACCTGCGACGACATCGAGGCAGGCAAGCGGCTGATTGACCTTATTACACAACATGAAAACTCAACTAAATGAGCTGGCACTTTTCGCGGGTGCTGGGGGAGGCATACTTGGGGGCAAACTCCTTGGATGGCGAACAGTCTGCGCCGTTGAATGGGACGGATACGCACGGGACGTTCTGGTCGCCCGACAAAATGACGGATGCCTTGAAGCCTTCCCGATCTGGGATGACGTTCAGACCTTTGACGGAAAACCTTGGCGCGGGATTGTTGACGTGGTATCTGGAGGATTCCCGTGCCAGGATATTTCATGCGCCGGAAAAGGAGCAGGAATTGATGGTGAGCGAAGCGGTATGTGGAAACACATGGCGCGAATCATCGGTGAAGTATTGCCGCAATACGTCTTCGTGGAAAACTCACCAATGCTTGTGGGAAGAGGCCTTGCCGTCGTGCTCGCTGACCTTACCGAGATGGGGTATGACGCGGAGTGGGGTATTGTGGGAGCGCATCACGCCGCCGCCCCTCACAAGCGAGACAGAATCTGGATCATGGCTCACTCCAAGAGCATCGGACACCGGGAAAGGGGAGAATCCAGAGACGTTTGTGAAACGCATGGGGGACAGATCAATGGAATGCGACCAGTCGCTCCCAGCACAAGTGAGGAGACGAGAGAGTTGGGCAACGCCGACAACCATGGACAGCCTCCCTCCGAAAAGCGCGGAAGCACTCCACAAGGAAGCCACGCAAGCCCGCCCCGGAAGATCGAAGCCGGCCAATCTGCGCGATCAGGTGAGCAACGCCCATATGTGGCCAACTCCGAACCAACGCGATTGGAAAGACAGCGGAGCGACCCAGGGCAATCGGAAATCCCCCAATCTTGGGACGATGGTGCATCAGTGGGCAACTCCATGGGCGGGGGATTACCGCAGCCCGAATCTGAACCCATGCAAGAACGGCCAGAAGATAGAGCCATCGAGTGGTCACGCCCTGCCTGCGCAAGTTGGTGGGCAACTGAACCCGACGTGGGTCGAGTGGCTCATGGGGTGGCCGCTAGGGTGGACAGACTGCGCTGCATCGGTAACGGACAAGTTCCGGCTGTGGCTCAACTCACATGGAATACACTAAAGCCATGACCGAAACCTTCTGCCCGTTCGACTATCAAGTGCCGATGGTCGAGCATCTACTCGCCAACGACCGCGCTGCCTTGTTCGTGTCGCCCGGCAAAGGCAAGACGATCGTGACGTTGACCGCTCTGGACACGCTCGCCACCTGCGGGCAGCTCAAGGGGGCGCTCATCGTCGCCCCGCTGCGCGTGTGCTCGATCACATGGCCGGCGCAAGTCGCTCGGTGGGCGCATACCTCATGGATGCGGGTCGTCAACCTACGAACCGCCGAGGGGCTGCAAGCGTGGCTCGACGGCACCGCCGACATCTACCTCATCAACTCCGAGCTACTGCCTAACCGCCTACCGCTGATGTTTCCGAAGCGCAAGACGTTCATCTGCCCAGTCGATACATTGGTCATCGACGAGCTGTCCCTAGCCAAAAACCCGCAGAGCAAACGCTTTAAAGCCCTCCACAAGCACCTCGGCGCCATCACGCGCCGCTGGGGACTGACCGGCACGCCGATCCCGAACAACTACCTCGACCTCTGGATGCAGGTGCGCATGCTCGACGATGGCAACCGTCTGGGCAAAACGTTCGCCAGCTACAAGGCTGAGCACTTCTACGCAGCCGACTACATGGGCTACACCTTCAAGCTCGTGACCGGCCACAAAGAACAGATCGACCGCCGCCTCTCCGACCTCGCGCTGGTCATGGTCGGAGATCCGTCCGACCTCCCATCATCCTCGATTATCGACATCCCGGCGACCATGCCGCCCGCCGCTCGCAAACAATACAAGACGATGGAGAAGGAGATGCTCGCCGAGATTGCCGATGGCGAGATCACGGCACCATCCGCCGGCGTGCTGGTCAACAAGCTGCTCCAACTCACATCCGGGGCGGTCTATGATGAGGATCGCAACGTCCTACCCGTCCACACGGCCAAGCTCGACGCGCTGCGCACCTTGCTCGACAAGCACCGAGGCGAGCCGGTCTTGATCCTAACCGCATTCAAACACGAATCCGCACGCATCATCGCCGCGATACCTGAGGCACGCATGTTCGACGAGATGCTCCTAGGCGAGTGGCAGGATGGTCGCATCCCAATCTGGGTCGCGGATCCGCGCAGCCTCTCCCACGGCATCGACGGCCTCCAGAAGTCCTGCCGCATCGCTATCTGGTGCAGCCTGACGTATAGCCACGAAACGTATGTGCAGACCAACGCGAGATTGATCCGCACCGGCCAGACCGCCGAGACAATCATCTACCGCATCATCGCCCCTGGAACTATCGACGATGCAGTTGCCGAGGCTCTCCGCGATAAATCCGACACCCAGACCGGTATGCTACATGCCGTCCGCGCTCTTCAGCGCATGACCCTCTCCAAAATAACACCACTATGACCAAAAAAGAACTGAACTACATGCCTAAAGCCCTCCGCATCCTCGCGGCAGAAATTCAAGCCCCAGACCACATCCCGGCGATGTGCCTGCGGGATGCCGCCTGCATGATCGAGTCACTAGAGCTTGCCATCCGCACGACGATTGACGAAAACCTGCATCTCGCCGATGGCGACACTTGCACGCTCAAACGCTTGAAAGACGCGATTGGCTATGACGACTGACCCTCTCCAGAATATGACTACAACCACTATGAAGACATACTCAGAAAAACTGAAAGACCCAAGATGGCAGCGCAAGCGGCTGGAAATTATGCAACGTGACAACTTCAAATGCACCCAATGCGGAGACACATCAACTACTCAGAACGTGCATCATTGGCAATACTCAAAAGAACCGTGGGACGCTAAAAATGAAGACCTAACAACTGTATGCCGTTCTTGTCATGAAGAAATTGAACAATGCAAAGACCTTACAAAAGATTTTTTGAAGCAATCTGATTTTAGGATGTTACTAAAACAAATTAAAAGGCTTTTAAAAAATAATGCACTTAGAGTCATTGCATGTGATCACTGTGTTGCAGTCACAACTGATACAGGTCATCAGATGCCTTTGCCTAGTGCTGCCCTTGCGGCTTTCTGGGAATTTGATCGTCTTAGCGGGTATGATCCTGATGAAAAGGGATATAGGTATCTAGGAATTGACGAGTCTTACGAAATTGGTGATGAGTATTGGGATATTAATGATGGATGGCAAGTCGTTACTAGGCTTAATGAAGATAATTACGTATTTATGTCTATTGATATGAGATACAGAAGAAAAGATAAAGATGCTTTATCTGATTTTGATCGTCTTATTGAATCTGCCGATGAATATTAATAGAAAAATATGACAACAACCACCATGCAACACCCCGAAATCGACTTCTACTCATCCGCCACGGCATCGACCGCAACGGCGACAACTACCCTCTCCGACCTCATCGACGCAATCCGCAGCGACGAGTTCGCCACCAAGATCGCCCGGCTGCGCAGCACGCTCGCCGCTGGGGATGATGACGGCTATGCCGTAGCCAAGAAAGACCTCCAAGCGGTCAGCATTTCCGGCACCGCTGACGGTAAGCGTGCCAAGGCCATCGAGGAGGGCAGGTTCGCGCACAGCGGCCTCCTGCAACTCGACTTCGACGCCGCCGACAACGTGGGCTGGACGGTGGAGGAGATTGTCGAAATCCTCCAAGCCGAGACGCGCATCGTCGCTGCGTTCGTGTCACCATCCGGTCACGGAGTCAAAGGCATCGCCCGCATCCCTGTCTGCACCACCCGTGACGAGCATGTGGCAGCGTTCGCAGCCGCTCGCAATCACTTCCGCGCCCACAACCTGACCATCGACGAAGCCTGCAAAGATCCCGTTCGCCTGATGTTCGTCTCCCACGATCCCGGCGCATGGCTCGACCTGAGCCGCACGGCGGTCTTCGAGCCGGTCGCCGCAGCAAACGGGACATGTCCCAATGCTGCCAAGACTACCAAGAAAAAGAGCATAATTATCAAGGGTGGCGGATCATTTGCCGAGATTACGCCCGACATCGCACGCGACATGCTGGCAGTCATCCCATCACGGCCATCCTATGAAGAGTGGCTCAAAATTGCCTCTGCCGTCTGGGATGCCCTTGGTGAAATTCAAGGCACTGCCGCGCTTTGCGAATGGTCGCCGGAAGAACAGGATGGTGAGTATGCATCTAAGTATCAGCACCGACTGACCAACGTTCACGCAGCGACCCTCGTGATGCGAGCTAAGGAACATGGATGGAGTCCACCACCGCCAATTTCCATGACTTCATCTACGAGAAAGAACGCTGCGACTTCGCGCACCGTCGAGGATGCCGAGGAAGACCCAAACTGCATCCCAGAACACGTTTTTCCCGTTCCCGCAGGTGAGATCGGCCATGACCTAGCATCCAAGCACATCTTCGCGGTGATCGCACCGACCAACCGCCTGTTTATGCGCGGGACGCTGGTGCATGAGGTGGCGGCAGACGACACCGATGCTTTCGCAATGGTTCCGGTCGCCGCCAAGCGCCTTGTGTCGCTCATCGAGACGTTCGGTGCAAGGGTGATGCGCCGCGAAGCCCGCGAAGATGGCACGATGCGCTGGCGATCGGCCACGTTCCCAGCATCATCCGCAGATGTGGCGCTCTCATCCGATGGTGCTCGCGAGTTCCTGCCGCGCATCCGGCAGATGGTGTCGTCACCCGTTCTAATACCAGACGGTGATCGAGGCGCAGCCGTGATCGGCAAGGGCTACCATCCCCACGCAGGCGGGACGTTCGTGACCGGCGGGGAGGAAGTTCAAACGGTCGCTTTAAACGAGGCGATTGAGATTTTGGCAGGATGCCTTATCGACTTCGATTTC